ACATATGGAACTTTTTTAATACGTTGCTTCATTTTTTCCATGTATGGATCAACTTCTTGAGGAGCAATATTTCCTATATTTGTATAGAAAATACGCTTTTCAGGCGCACGCATAATACGATGAATTAACATCGCATCTTCCATTAAGTTTAATTGCTTAAATATTTTACGACCTGGTTCAAGATAAGAACGGCCATATGGTAGATATGAAGGATCTGCTAGTAATCTAAAGTGAGCTATTTCGTAATTTTCAAAATAATCATCACGATTTGTATTTGTAGCGTATCCGTATGCTAGATTTAAATTAATTTTAAAACGTACATATGATGGATTTTCAGGATTAGATCCTTCTTCACGTTGCACATCATATACTGAAAATGGCATTACATTGTACACACCATATTTTTCTGCGATATCTAGATGTAAATAAAAATCACCATATTTACACATTGTTCTAATCCATGACCAAAGATTAAATTCAACATTAAGTACTTCATAAAATAAATTATATAGTACTCTTTGCAATTTAGCATTTGAGGATTTAATATGTAAAACTTCACCTTGTTCGTTTTTCAAGGTTGCTTCATCAGCTATAATATCTAAAGCAGATGCTACAATAGCATCCGTATCCATTGCTTCGTAATCTGTGTAGAGTGAAGTACGAAGTGTTTGATAATTCATTAATGGAGTATATGCTAATTTTGAATTACCAGCATGTATTCTATTAAATCTGTCAATAAGTGAATTGGTTTGAATATTACCGTATGTTTGTAAACGGTCAACATCAATCGTGCGTAACTGATTTCCTCCGACATTCCTAATAATTACATCAGTGGAGAATAATCTTCTTAGTCGTCCGAATAGACTAGTATCTATTGCCATATTATTTTATGTTACTCAATATGTAGTATATGTTATAAATATTAAATATAATAAGGAACATTAAAGTAGCCAATTTAGCTCGTGAGCATTTCCAAATCCATCTTTCATTTCCCATGGATTTTGACCTGAATAAGGTGAATTAGCTGCGCTTGTAGATGATATAGATAACGAATTTAATGCTGCTTTAGTTAAATCTAAGCCATTTTGGTGGTAAACTAAAGCTGTATCTCTAACGTATAACCCAAAAGATAAAGCCAATATTAAGTCGTCATTATATCCTCCTTGGGCTTGGGCTTTACCATGTTCCCATATAAATGTTCTTAATTCTTCAATTGTACGTTTTGATTGAACTACGAATTGGCGTTCACGTAATGATGTTTCTAATTTAGAAATAAATAATGGTCGTGTACGAGTTGAGTTAGTAATACCAGGAACAGTTTGATCGTTTTCCATTCTAGATACAAAATTATCTATAGACATATCTGTTCCTTTAGGTGAATAATATAAATTAGGATATCCATTTTCAATAACAGAATTAATTACATCCCAACCAATATTTGCATTTTCAATTACAAGTAATGCATTGTTATATTCAGTAGCTGCAGTGATTAACAAACGAGCAAATTCACGAGTACCAATTTTTGATTTGAATTCAGCTACTTGTCTATATTCTTTAGTTGCTATAATATGGAAAGTTGAATAATCACTTCCATCTCCACGAGCAACGTCAGCACATACAACATATGTTTCTGTTGGGTTAGCATACTCATAAATCCAATAATCACCCCCCATACCACGTCTTTCAACCGGATCTATCACATATGTTTTTTCATAAAATTCAATTATATCATTTGTAATAACATTATTACCAGAAGCTAAAAAGTCACACTCATATTCTTGAGCAATTTCTTTAGGCCCCATATTTTGTTTTTCACGATCAAACCATACATCATCACGTTCAGGATGAACATCCCAAGGTAATTTAATTGGTACAAAGTCGTTTTCTGAATTTAAAGCAGAAACCCATGTTTTATGGAACCAGTTACCTACACCATTTGGTGAAGATAATGCAATACACCCACCACCTGTTGAAATAGTAGGTTTAATTGATGTATAAATTCTATCAATCCCTTCAATAAAAGCCGCCTCATCAATTAATAATAACGATACAGCATATGAACGACCAGCATCTCCTGCTGCTGATGAAGCTACAATTTGGGAGCCATTAGCTAATTTTAGTGATAATTTATTATTTGAATCTGGTTTTTCTTTACCTTTAAGCCATGATGGCAGTTGTTGGTACATAAATTGCACTTTATCAACCATATTTACAGCTGTTGTTTGTTTAGTTGCAATACAAAGTACAGTTTTATCTTTATGGAATAACATTGTCCATAATGAAAAACCCGCAGCTAATGTTGATATACCTAATTGACGAGATTTATTAATAATTGAATAATCGTGTTTTAACCACAATTTCAATACTTTTTCTTGGAAAGGATATAAGTTAAAATTTACTCGACCTCTTGTAGGGTGTTGAACCATACAGTACTTTTTCATAAAGTGGATAGGATCTTGTAAACACTTAACATATTCTTGACGAATTATGTCTTTTATATTTTGTTCGCTCATTTAGTCCAGTTTTCTAATGCTTTTAAATATCCATCACCCATATGGTCTTTAACAGTTTTACCTGAAAATAATGCTTTAAGGTATAACCAAAATGATCTTAATGATGATTCTTTTTTTAATATGTTACCATCTGTATCCAATCTTACTTGATAGTTTACATGATGAAATCTAATGTATGGTACATGGGTTACTAAATCGTTTTTATGTACTATTCGTAGAGTATCTATACCACTATTATCATAATTATTCTTAAATACTTTATTACCAACTCTAGGGCTACCAATTGTTGTTGATTTAACATTATAGTGTGGATAATGTTTTTTAATTGAATGTGCATATAATGTTGCTACTGCACCACCTAGACTGTGTCCACTAACTACAATATCTGTAGCTTCATCTTGCAAATTTTCTAATGCAGTATCGATTGCATTGTATGTATCATCTAATACCGATTCCCAACAATATTTAAATCCAATATGTACTTTTTCACCATCGTTTAGGAATGGTACTTTATCAATTGAAGCATCGTTTTGGAAATCCTTCTTTGATTCACTGCCTCTCCACACAACATAAACTGTAGTATCTTTTGTAGCTACAAATCCTTGTGTATCTGATTTTTTATTTTCAATCCATTTAACTAATTCTAATCCATATTCATCCCACTTAATTTCTTCTTGTTTAGAATAAGCTAATACTGCTAGTTTTGCGTTATATAATGCTTCGTTTCTTGTCATAATGTAGTTTTGTATATAAATATATAGAAAAAGAAAAGTCCGCTAAAAGCGGACTCTCTAAATAAACAAACATTATTATGAAAAATTTTTATGCTTCTTCTTCAGCATCTTCAGCACCAACGATAGCAGCAGCATCTCTAGTTTCTTTATCTGAAATTTTAGGGATACCATATTTCTTTTTAGTAATACGGAATTTTTTAGCTAATTCTAAAGTAACTGGATCTTGGGTTTGGATTAAACCATCAGCATATTGTTGAGCAATTTCTTGTCCTAACTCATCATCATTAGCTACCATTGCTTGCATTTTATTAATATATTGTTGTTTTCCTTCTGCATTATCAGCTTTACGATATGCTTCACGGGCACGTTTGTAATCTAATGTTTTAGCAGCTAATTCTGCACGATCTGCAGGAAGCATGAAATCTGGATTAGCTTGAGTAGCAGCAGTATACTCAATATCACGACCGAATTTTGAACCACGATCTTGAGATGGAGTAACCACACCAGTAGCTTTTTCAAATCCTGTTGATACATCTTTTTGTGAGGCACTAAACGGCAGTTCATCGTATGTAATTTTTTTCTTTCCAATAGCACCAATTACTAATGGACGAATAAAAGATTGTTGTGATGCATATTGGCGATCAGGATTAGCTTCGTTATGAAACTTTAAAATATCCGTTGCTGTTAATGGCTCACCTTTATCTTTCAATACTTTAACAATATCAACTAAACTTCTAAATTCAGATTTTGATAATTTATTTTGTACGTCTGTTAAATCAGAACGAAAATCTGATTTTAATGTGTATTTTACTTCAGCTGCACGAGCCATTTCTTTAATCTTAGTAGTTCCTATTGTAGCGGATTTTATTGTTGAGTCTCTTTTGATATTATCAATAGTACTTCTATCGCTTGGATCTATATTTAATATTTTATCAGATTTATTGGGATCTGTATAATCAATGGTAGCTTGTTTAGTAGCTTCACCCATGATCTCCTCACGTACTATTTTATTAATTATTTCTTTTAATTTATCTTCCATTATTTTGTTTTTTGAATAGAAATTGTCTATTATAAATATTGTTATTTTTTTAATTCATTTAATATAGTAGCAATTCTCTCTTCAGTACTACCTTTAATTTCAATTACACGTTTAGGCGGATAAGTTGATAAAAACCATTTAATAGATTTATCTATCCTATCCCGATATTCAGGATTCGTTTCACGAATACCATTATTTTCTATATCTACACCTTCAGGCGAAACATAAAAAATAATATCATATTGCTTAGCCAACAACATAGCTGCGTCAAATAAAATCTCCTTTTCATTAGACTTAATTGACTTAGCTTCTTTAGTAAATGCACAAACATCATATACTGTTCTGTCAGTTAATAGATTATTATTAAATAATTCACTCGCACGCTCAGCAATAAAAACCAACTGACCTTTAACACTAGAGTCAGTATTTAATGGGATACCTAAATCACTTAAATATTTAGATCGTTCAACGCACCCAATATAATTCTTAAACTCATCTAATTCTAATAATGCTTTAACCAATGTAGTTTTACCTACAGACATTGTACCTGCTAAACCTATTTTCATCGTGCTAACCCTAATTTAATTG